AGATTTTATTCACTACCGGAGCAACTTCAGGCAACGCTTCGTCTATTGAACTGAACAAGGCCACCTTTATCTTGCCGCCGGCCTCGTCAACTGGTTTAGCGTTTCAGTGCAAGAAGTGTTTCTTTGCTACTCGACTGTGGCTCACTACCCCAGCAACCACAACCTTCGTTGCAGGCTTGGTAAACGCTTCAGCAACTCCTTCAGCCACTATCACCGACGGCATCTATATCTCGGCCACTTCGTTGACCTCGATGAATATGTATGCTTATAGTGGTTCAACTCTCCAGTGGACTGTAGCAATCCCAGCCGCTGTACTAACGGCTTACTACGCTGCTGCCAAGTGGATCGACATTGGCTTCTACATGACCAAAGAACAGAACGTCTATGCCCAGGTTGGCTTCCCACTCTTTGGATATAACCCGCAGCAGAACTGGTCTGGCACCAATAACGTGAATGCCACACCAGTGCCTAAGGCCAATGTGGCGGCTTATCAGGTTGGTGTCAGCGGTACGTGGACTCCGAGTACAGCGTTACTAACACCCGCAGTCATCATCCAGACTTCGTCGGCGGCTGCCAAGACTGCCTATGCGGACTTTATCTTCGCGGCTAAGGAGCGTTAAACGATGGACATTAAGATGGGTGCGGACAGTGATAACAGTTGTCGAGTTACCATTTCAGGTGATCTTGACAAAGCGTTAGAGTTGCCCGCGCCTATCTTTCTTTTCAAGGACTTGAAACAAAGTCTTCGGCCTATTAAAGGATTACGGCTTGACTGCATTCAATGGGCGATTCAAGAGAAAATGGGGTTTAACCTTTGGTGGTTGATTGAGCCGGCGGCCAAGCCACCAAAGGTTAAACTCATCCTTCCTATCGAGTCTCGAGGATTCTTTGATTTCGAGAAAATCACAGCAATCCAGTCTCCTCCTGAGGCTGTTGGTGTTGGAGTTACTGCGTTCAAAGTCACTGAGAAAGCTATGACCTATCTGATTATGATGGACTTTACCAGGCTTTAGTCATGTCAACTCCAGTTGTTCCGCCTTCTATGACTAACTCCTATGGCATCATCTGTGATGCTATGAAGGACGTCGGCAAGCTCCGTGCGGGGCAGGTTCCCGACGGTGAAATCTTAATGGAGAACCAACGCCGGCTAAACAAGCTCATCAACTACTACATGACCCAAGGGTTGAAGCTTTGGTTACTTCAAGACACCAATGTCCCTCTCGTGCCGCCGCTCTCTGCAGCCCAAGGTGTAGCTCTTTACACCTTCGGCCCCTCAGGCACAAATCCAATGCCCAAACCTTTGAGGGTCAAATTCGGCTATTTCCTTTACAACGCTTCCAGTGCTCAAGCTGGTACCCAGTATCCCCTGATCCCTATGTCTTATCCGGACGAATATCAGACACTATCCCAAACCTTGCAGCCTGGAAGCGTTACCAGCTATGCAGTCAACAAGCAGCAATCAACCCTCAATGTTTACCTGTGGAATCCTGCTGACGCCTTTACTGCCTCCAACGGTTCAGTTCACTTTGTCTTCGAAATGCCTGTGACTAACTTCACTGGCCTTACCGACCAAATGAACTTCCCAATCGAATGGGCTTTACTGCTCGAGTGGGGTCTTGCGGATCAGATCAAAACTGGCCAGCCGCTTGCTGTCCAAGCCAATGTTTCTCAGATGGCCGCGAAGTACCAAGCAGCTCTTGAGGACTGGGATGTCGAAGATGCTGATACTTCGATTCAACCTGATCAGCGAACGTACCAGGGTTATGGGAGATTCAAGTAATGGCCGGGGAACAACTCTCCCAAGCTGGTTCAATGGCTCGACCTAAGCGTTGGCCGTTGGTCAATACGCTGTCGAATCGTCAAGATAACTTTTACAAAGACGCGCGGTTGGTCAATGCGTATGCGGAGAAGGATAAACTCACCGGCGAGTACCGTGTGGAGAAGCGGCCAGGGTTTTCGCCTTCCCCGATTTACACTCCACCCTCTGGTCCAGGGCAAGGAATTTTTGCTCAACCTGTTTTTATTCCGGCCGGCCCGGTAGAGTTCTTCGGCGTGTGTGCTCAGTTTGTCTACATTGCTAACAACCAAGCTTATTATACTCTCTTTGGCCCTGGGGCAACAAGTACACAGATTGCCTTCGCAGTGCAAATATCGAATCCACTTTATGCTAATTCAGCAACCAAGGCAAGGTTCCTGGCTGTTCCAGGATCGGCAACTACTAATCCAATAATTCTGTTCGGCGGCGGCCAGACCTCGATCCCCGGCGGCCCGAAGGCTTATTGGGTTTCTACCAGCGGCGTTTCGAGCCTGCCGCCTTATGTACCTGCGATAACCACAGGTGTTCTTACCCCAGGCATCAATGGATTCCCGACCAGTACAGTCCCTGGGTTTGTTTATCTCGACGGCTATGTCTACGTCATGGATATCTACGGAGCTATCGGGAAACCACTACTCAAAACGCGATTGTCAATTGGTCTGTGAACTATATCGCCGCGATCAATGAGGGTGATTTAGCAGTTTTTCTTGCTAAGCAACTAAGCTACGTTATCGCCATCAAACAGTGGTCTATACAGATATTCTATGATGCTGGAAACACTACTGGGTCTTCTCTATCTCCTCTCGCAGGAGCCGTTTATAACTTCGGCTGCCTCCACGCCGATACGATTGCAGAACTCGATGGGGTCTGGTTTTTCGCTACGCAGTCAAAGCAAGGCACCTCAAAGATCGTTAGGATCGAAAATCTTCAAGTCAAATTTGTCTCTACCCCAGCTGTCGAACGAATCCTCGATCTTGACGTAGGTGACCAGTGGGCTTCAATGGCGTTTCAGCACGCAGGACATACTTGGTATATAATTACTAATATGACTGATAACGTCACTATGGTCTATGATGTAGGAGAGGATCTTTGGTACAATTGGACGGATTTTCAGGCGAATTACTTTCCTGTAATTGATCGCTGTTTGTCCTTTGCTGGAATGGAGTGGCACCAGATGCTGGCAACAGGACAGGTTTATCAGCTCGACGGAGACTATATCTATCCTACAGATTACGGCAACGTAGTTCCAGTGGACATTTATACACCAAACTTTGACGATGGGATTGATCGAATTAAGTTCTTGTCCCAGATGCGTTTCAATGCGGATCAGACTAATGGATCGAAACTTTACCTCCGCTCGTCAGAGGATGATTATCAAACCTGGACCAACATGCGGATGGTGGATTTGAGTCAGAAGAGACCGATCTTGAATGACGAAGGTTCGTTCTACCGCCGTGCGTATCACTTTAGGCACTTTGCCCCTACCCCATTTAGACTTTCTTCAGTTGATTTGCAAATGGATATAGGTGTTCTATGAGCTTGTTCAACGTTCCAAACCAAGTTGCTATCACCAGCGAGTCCTACAAAGTTTCAGTAATCTGGGGTCAGTTATTTACCAACATAACGAATCTGTTGAACCTGGGCTACCCTCAGCCGGCGGCGAATAGTTCGACTCCCCAGTCAGTAACGATACCAATTGGTAAACTCACCACAGGCGGGATGAACGGTTCACTAACCTTCACCAATGGGCTTCTCACTTCAGCAGCAATCCCGACATGAACAACCTGGTGATGAAGGACAAAATTCAAAGGCTCAAAGAGGCTTGTGTTAATTTGCCACAAACCGCCTTGCCCACTGAGCACTTCTTCCTTGATGGAATGTACCTTCGCCAATGCTTCATTCCCAAGGGCACAGTTTTTGTTGGCCGGGTTCATAAGAAAGATCACTTCTTCATGATTCTCCGTGGAGCCGCTGAAATCACTATGGACGAAAAGGTTATTCGTGTAGTTGCGGGGATGATCTTTCTATGCCCACCTGGTACTCGCCGTGCAGGCGTCACGCTTGAAGATACTGTCTTCGCTGGGGTAATTCGCACAGATAAGACTGATATAGCAGAGATTGAAGAAGATCTCGCTGTCTACGATCCTACTGCTCGATTTGGCGTTGGCAATATAATGCTGCCGCCGTTACAGGAGAGATTAAATGAATCGTTTAAGAAAGACTGAAGCGGCTCTGGTTGCAGGCGAGTGGTTCGACCACTTTAAAGGAACGAAGTACTTTGGTGACATTGCCATAGGCATCGGGTTGGCGGTAACTGCTGGTGCTTCAATCTATTCTACAACCACTCAGGCCGGGATTGCGAATCAACAATTGGCATTGGAGCAGACACAGAACCAAAGGCAGAACACAGCGTTCACCCAATTACAGCAATTGATTCAAAATCCTGGGAGCTTTCTCAACAGTCCAGTCTTTACTTCAGCTCTCAATGTTGGTGAAGCCGGCGCAGCCCATGCTAATGCAGCAAGCTTTGGAGGGGCTTCGACTTCAGAGAGTGAAAACCTGTTGACCTACGGCCAGGGGTTCGCGTCGCAGCAATTATTGAGCCAAGAGCAGTTGCTGGCTGGAATGTCAGGAACGGGGTTCAATCCGGCAGGAGCTGGGTCAGCGGCTTCTAGTGCAGCATCGAGCGCAGCAGGTAGTCTAGCTTCACTGGGTGGGCTGCTTGGGTTCTTTGGTTCAAGCGGGCTGGCGGCCTCCGGCGGTGGTGGTGGTGCAGCCTCGACTGGTGGTGGGGTGGGTTTCTAATGGCTGACGACCTTGCTTCAATCTTCACCGGCGCTGTCCAAGCGGGGCAGCAGTATCAACTGGGCAAGTTCCAGATTCAGGAAGCTCCGGTTAAGCTGGAGAGCGAAAAGCTAGCGCTGAAAATTGCTCAACAAGACTTCGATCGGCGGCAACAGATGGCGAATATGCTTGCTGGAACGAAGATTCCTCAGGGCAGTGACCCACTGGAAAACGCACAGAATACTCTGTTGACTATGGGTTCGATTGCCGCGCAGACAGGCTTTCCAGAGGAATCAGCGCAGTTCATTTCTAAGGGTTCGATAATTGCAGAGCAAAGAGAGAATGCAGAATATAAGCAATATCAAGAAGCTATGGGTAGAGCAGAGTTCTCGGAACAAATTCTGGGTAGTGTGACTGACGAGGCGAGCTGGAAGGCGGCTCATGCTTATATTAAACTAATGACAGGAAAACCAAGTGCGTTGGAAGGACAACCGTATTCACCGGAGTTGGTTGCGACGCTAAGGGACGCAACAACTAAACATCTCGACGCTGCAACAGCAAAATACAGGCAAGCACAGACAGAGCGGGAAAAGACTTTGATGCAAGCTGATCTAGCATCGGTAGATCAGCGTAAGTCTGCTGCGCATTTGAACAACGTTAAAGCCGGTACAGCAACTAAGAACGGTGGTTTAGGGATCGTGGCTAAGCCACAAAACATCTCAATGGTGGCTAGGGCGATAGTCAAAGATTCTAATGACGTTATATCAATGACTGATGCTATGGTTGCCGCCGATCCTATTGCCCTCGATGTTGAACAAAAGATGCGTACCATCAGTGGTCTGACTCGCCCCCAAGCGATCAAGATGGCGATTAACGAAGCCAAACAGAGCGGAGCCTTGGCTCTCAACAAGCCTGGACGAGTGGCACCTGGTTCATTACCGACTAGGGCATTGCCGTTACCTGCAGATCCCAGCAAATACGAAGATCAAAAGTGGTACATTGGCAAAGCTGGTGAAGTTCGTTGGTATGACAAAGAAACCAATCGTTTTTATAAAAAAGGTGAAGGTCCAGATCCTGGCGAACCTGAGCCAGAGGATAACGCTTTAACTCAGGAGTCACCTGAATAATGGATACAGGGCTATCACCTGCTGAATTTGCTGACTCCCCTGTGAAGCCGAAAACGAAAGTTTCACCAGGTCTGGCACCGAGTGACTTTGCTGGTGCCCCGGCGGCAAAGCCTCAAAACTCAGGTCCCTCAGCCTTTGGGCAATTCCTTGAGCATTCCAAATCCGCGCTTCGGGCGGCTAACCAAGCCTCAATGGAGAACCCAATCAAAGCTCGAGAGGCGCTGTTCTCTACAGGGGTTAAGGCTATCAGTAGTTTCGCCTCCTTTGCCGCCTCGGGTGTAGCCGCCTTGGCTAAGACTATGACTAACCCAGGAAAGAACGTCGATGAAGCTGTTGGGCACTTTGTCAACAACCAGGAGAAACTTGAACAGCAGCTGCAGATAATCAACTCTGCCCCCGAAAACAAGCAGGAAGAAGCCTTTACAGGATTGTTGAATATGCTGCCCGAGGGAATCAAAGCGATTGGTGATACTGTGTATGACAAGACGCGAAGCGCGTTGTTGGCTGCAGGTGCGCAGGCTTTGACCACGCTGTTAACTCTGTCGCCGGAGTCAGTGGTTAAGGTGCTCAAAGGCGGCTATGGTAAAATCACGCCGACAAAGACTTCGACTGCGATTGACGAGTTAGTTGCTACGCAGCCCGAAGCCGCTGAGACCATTGTAATGCATATTGAACAGGTTGATCCTGAGCTGTCCAAGGAGATGAAAAAGCAAATCCGCGAAGGGCGCAAGGCTACCAAAGACGATCTTAGAAAGGTTGGCCGCCGAGCCGGCGAGGCAGATTTCCAGGAAGATCTTCATGAAGGATTAACCATCAAGGGTAGAGATGTGGGTGCACCTGGGACTGATTTAACAGTTGAAGATGCTCAACGTCATGCAGAGATGCTTCGTCGCATGGAGGCGGAGAAGGCAAGGTCCCCAACTCCGCCGCCGGTGAATCCTGAGAGAATCTCTGCCTCAGTACGAACAGCGGTGAGGGAGGGGACAGAGGCAATAGGGAGGCCGGTGAAGGTGGAGGTTAAGCCCTTTCCAGGGATTCCAGCTGATAAGTCATTGACAGAGTGGAATAACGATAAGAAAGATGTTCTCTACTTCGACCAGGGCAAGCCTGTCACCCGCGGCGAAGTCCACGACGCCGCCAACCCCGAGGACTTCCTGCCGCCATGTCAATAGTCTGTGATCCGAATCGAAACAAGCGCTTTCCTGGCGTCGAAATAGCCAAGGGTAAGATGGAGGTTCTCTACTCTGGGTTGATCGAGACTCTCAACCCTGAAGCTAAAGGACCAATTGCTAGGGCTGCCGGGTCGGAGATTGCTCAAAACTTTTTCGAAGAAGCCCATCGGCAACACGTTCGTTGGGACAAGCCCGCTTGGACACGGCGGACGCACTTTATGAAGTTAGGCAAAGAGGCCTCCATCGAATTCCTTAAACAGATGGAGAAGGGGGTTCAGTTCAAGAACCCCGAGCTTGAACAGTTCCGTCTGGCCTATCGTGCGTGGACGGATGAAATGATTAGGCAGGACGAGCTTACCTATGCTAAAGCGGGTAAGGACTTGCCTTACGATGCACTCGAGCACTACGTACCGCGACAGTTCGAAGATGGGCCGGCGGTGATCAAATTCTTTGACAACAAATACAAGGGACGAAAGTGGGCCGATCCGAGGTTTATCCGCACGCGCAAGTTTGAGCTGCTGCAGGAAGCACTAGATGCGGGGTATTCGCTTAAAGAGTGGAACCCTGAAGTCATCATGCAACAGCGGCAATTTGCTTCGGACATAGCTGAACTGCGCTCTCAATTACTCGACGACATGACTAAGAGAGGAATTGCAATCGAAGCTTTTGAAGGGCAAGAGATTCCCCCTGACGGATCGTATCACCGCGAAAGCTGGAGAGCTCCAACAGGGCAGCGGTATTGGGTTAAGGAAGAAGCTTATCCGGTAATGAAGACAGCGTTGGATTCAAAGTCATTATGGAATCTACAAGAGACTCCTTTACAGAGAGCAATCTCTACAGGGTTTCGCGGGTGGATGGGGGCGAAGAATAGATTAGTTCCCTTCAAACTAGCATGGAGCCTCTTTCATCCTTTCCACGTCACTCACATTGACGCGGCGGCAGAGCTGACTCGACTCCAGGTTCTAATGGCTGGAAACCCTACGTCGAAGAACGTAGCCAATATGCTTCAGATGTTTGTTACCGGGACGCCAACTAACCCGCTGGGTGCAACAGGAATTGCCTATCGCGCATGGTGGGACAATCCCAAAACTGGATATCCATTACTGCGAGCCTTTCAAGGCCGCCGGTCGTTTAGTTCTCTAAGTGAAGTTGACAAAGCCGCCTATCGCGATATGGCCGAGGGTGGACTGGTGCCTACACGGCCCAAGGAAGAAACTGATAATGCGGTTCAGAAATTCAAGGATGCAATTTACCAGCGTCATGTAGGGCGAGCAACGTTTGAACTTCCTTGGGTCGTCATGCACGGCTTAGGGTATCCGATCTACAACCTCTGGATTCCAACTCTCAAGATCGCTTCGTACCTCAAAGATACCAAGGTTTGGAGAGAGTTAAACCCGACGGCTCCGGATTTCACCCGCCAAGAGGCCTTTCGTCGAATCGCGCGGCATGTCGAATCACGCTATGGAGAAATGAACTACCAGGCAATGTTCATGAATCGTTATCTCAGAGACATAGGTGTAGCGTCGAACTTGAGTTTAGGCTGGAATCTAGGGTTTTTGGATGTCTATGCCGGCGGCGCAATTGATGCTGTGAAGACTGTTACCACTAAGGATTCGGTCAAATCAAAGCTCGCTAAGGGACAGTTTGACAAACCTCTTTATCTATTGAATTACACAATTTCTGGCCTGGCGATTGGCGGATTGATGACTTACTGGCTGGCCAAACAGATGCCCCAGTCAATCTTGGATTATACCAATCCGCTTAGCGGCGAGAAAGACTCTAACGGGAAGCCGATTCGTCTAAACACTCCAATGTTCACCCATGAGTTTTCTTCCCTCTACAAGCACGCCCAGCAAGAAGGCATCGCGGCCGGCGTGTCGGATTTCCTCTGGGCCAAAGGTTCAGGCATCTACGAAATGGCTAAGTCTTCATGGACTGGGATTAACTCACTGCATCAAGAGATTCGAGACGGGTATGCTCCAGCATACAAGCAACTCGAAGAAACCTTAGCCTACGAACTCGGTGACCTCAACGCTATGAGCCTGAAGGCTCTCAACCTCGCTCCTGACGCAAATGCAGCTAAGATGCGAGCGTTGGCTGTAGTTGGCTTCGGCCCGGCGGGCAAGTACATTAGCGAGTCTGCGGTTGAAGGAAAGATCTCTACTGAATTCAACAAGACACGGCCGCAGCAACAATCCTACAACTCTGTCCAACTAGGTAAGGATACCAAGCAATTGAGAGAACTGTATAAACGCGACGATTCGACCTATGAACAGTTTTTGGAAAGCACTAAACAGAAATACGGCATGGATGATAAAGACATTCATCGAATGGAAAAGATGTTTGGAAAGGAGGAAACCTTCGATCCCTCGGTTTATATGTTCTCCAAGCTCGAGTACGCAAAACAATTGAATTTGCTTAAAGAAATCAAAGAGCCCGAGGAACGCGAGCGCTATCTGGCTCATGTAGGGAAGGAGAAGCGGAGAAAACTTGAAGAGGCGTTGGAGGAATGAGAGTTCTAATCATGGATATAGAAGGCGGCGGAACTGGGATCAATCTTGCCCTCCGCGCCCAGGACGATGGACATGATGTGAAGTACTGGATGCCTACGAAGGGCGGCAAGCCGCGGCCCTATGGCGATGGTTTGTTGACCAAACCACTTGAGTGGGAATCCTCTATGGACTGGGCAGACCTCGTAGTTCTTACAGGAAATAACAAATATGCCGATGCGCTTGCTAGGTACTTTGGAAAGGGTTATCCTATATTTGGCGCAAACATTAAAGGGGCTGAACTTGAACTTGACCGTGGGAAGGGACAAGAAATCCTTAAGCGTTATGGCATTAAGACCATTCCCTATGAAGTTGTTGCGAGCCCTGAAGAGGGAATTGCGCTTATCAAAGAAACAGGAAAAGCCTACGCGATGAAGCCTTGGGGAGGGACCGAAGATTGTGCGTTGACCTATGTCAGCCGCGAACCTGACGACGGGATCTTTACTCTTGATAAATGGAAGCGTGAAGGTTTATTCAAGGGCCAACTGATGATGCAGGAGAAAATCGACGGAATCGAAATGGGCATTGCTGGATGGTTTGGCCCAGGCGGTTGGTCAGCAGCATTGGAAGAGAGCTTCGAGCATAAGAAATTCCTTAACGACGATCTTGGGGCGAACACCGGGGAGATGGGAACGGTTATACGTCACGTTAAGCAGTCTAAGCTGTTTGACTTCATACTGGACCCCATCACGGACTATCTGCACTCTATCAACTATGTGGGAGACTGTTCAGTCAACTGCATGATTGATCCCAAGGGCAAGATTTGGCCGATGGAGTTTACAACAAGACTTGGGTGGCCAGACTTTAACATTCGCCAAGAAGTCTTTAAAGGAGATTCGGTTCAGTGGATGAAGGATTTGATTGATGGTAAAGATACTTTGGAGGTTTCATCAAAAATTGCTTTGGGCGTTGTTATGGCTCATGGAGATTTTCCTCATGAGCATGACGGGGCAGATGTGTGGTCTGACTTCCCTATCTATGGGATTACAAATGAGAATTATACCCACCTGCATTTTCAACAAGTGAAAGAGGGTAAAGGATTTTTGTGGTCAAAAGGCAAACTCGCGCGGCCGACCATGATGTTGACTGCAGGAACGTATGTGATGGTGGTTACTGGAGCTGGAGGAACAGTTGAAGCTGCGCAGAAGAAGGCATACGATATTGCTTGGGAGATTAAGTGGCCGAGCAATATCTTATTCCGAACGGATATTGGGAAGAGATTGAAAGACCAACTCGATGAACTGCACAAGCACGGGTTTGCTGAAGGAATGAACTATGCCTGAAGGTATAGTTAAAGGCCCAGCAGATTTCTTCCGCCCTGGCGACTGGAACGTCGTCTGCTCGATCTGCGGGATCAAGGGCAAGGCGAGTGAGATGGTCAAGAATTGGCAAGGCTTGTATCGCCATCCTCGGCATAACGAGCCGAGGCAGCCTCAAGACTTTGTACGTGGTATAGCGGATATTCAAGCGCCGCCCTGGGTTCAGCCGCCGGAAGATCTATATGTGCAAATTTGCACGCCGGCTGGGATCTCGGCAATCCCGGGCTATGCTTTGCCTGGGTGTATGATTCCAGGGCGGCGCATCGCAATTTTACCTTCAGGTGCGGTGATTACTGGCACCTTGCCGCCCGTTCCAGGCGGGGGCTATACCGTTCCTGACGCACCAACAGGAGTTCATGCAGCATGAGCAATGGCTACGCTACAGTTTCGTTTATCCCGCCTGTAAACAACGGCGGTACGCCTGTGTTTGAATACTACGTTATGGCCTTTGTGGAAGGGAATCCAACAGGAATTTTTGCTACTGGGGCAACGAGTCCGATTGTAGTTCCAGGATTGACTAATGGGACGACGTATACTTTTGAAGTCTATGCGATAAATCTAGTGGGTGCAGGGCCTTACAGTGTTGCGTCGAACCCGGTTACGCCTTCTACAGTACCGAGCCCACCAACAGCACTGGTTGCGAATGCAGGAAATGGACAGGCTACAGTGAGTTTTACAGCAGGAAGCAACGGCGGCTCGGCAATTACGGGATATACAGCAACTGCATCAAGCGGGCAGTTTGCGAGTGGCGATGCGACGGGAGACCCGATTACGATCCCTGGACTGGTCAATGGAGTAGCGGTAACGATTACAGTCGTAGCGACAAATATTAATGGAAACTCGGTAGCCTCGGCTCCGTCGAATCCAGTCACGCCGCAGGCCGCTATAACAGTTCCGGGGCCACCCACGGCATTGAAAGCTACTGCGGAAATACTCTCAGCCTCGGTAGCTTTTACGCCGCCACAGAATAACGGCGGCTCGCCGATTACTGGGTATATCATTACTTCGACTCCACCAGGAGGGTCAGGAACTGGAACGGCAAGTCCAATTACCGTTAGTGGCTTGACTGCAGGGCAATCTTACACTTTTACCGGAGTCGCAATTAATTCAGTTGGCCAGAGTGTTGCATCTAGCCCATCGAATCCTGTGACTCCACTTCCACAAGCCACAGCACCGACACAACCTTTAAGCCCTTCGGCAGCCCCTGGAAACACTTCGGCAGTAGTGACTTTTAACCCTCCTGCGTCAAACGGCGAGAGTGCCATTACAGGGTATCAAGTCAATACCTTGATTGCAGGTGTAGTTACAGGGTCGCCAGTGTTAGGTGGAGCAACTGAACTTTCAATTACCGTTACTGGTTTAACTAACGGCCAGGCTTATACCTTTACAGTCCAGGCTATTAATGCGGTGGGAACCGGCCCAGCAAGTGTACAGACAAACTCAGTAACTCCAGTAGCCTCGCCTACGGTTCCTACACCGCCACAGAATCTGGTGGCTACAGCAGGAGTGTTGAGTGCGTCGGTGACTTTTCAGCCACCGGCTTCGGACGGCGGCTCGGCAATTACGGGATATACAGTTACCGCTTCGACAGGGCAACATAAGTCAGGGGCTTCGAGTCCAATTGTAGTCACAGGGCTGGCTGGAGGTACAGCAGTTAACTTCACAGCCATTGCGACTAATGCGGTAGGGAACAGCAATGCTTCTGCTGCGTCGAACACTGTAACTCCTAAAGCAGCATTGACAATTTCGAGCCCTTTGAGTGGATCAGCTTTGCCAGGAGCTACATCAGGACTGGCGTATACAGTTACGATTATGGCGGCTAATGATACAACGCCGGATAGCTGGTCGGCTTCGGGTCTACCTACTGGATTGGGAATTGCGTCGTCTGGGGCACATACGGCGGCAATCACAGGAACAACAACGGATGTAGGGAACTTTAATCCTTCGGTAACCGTACAGGACTCAACGACGCCGACGCCGCAATCTTTTACCGCGAACTACACGCTTTCGGTAGCAAGTGGGAGCGGCGGCCTAGCCGCGCCGGGAAACGTTCAGTTGCTTTACCAAGGCGGCAATGGTCCGGGGCAATCGGCATTTGATCCGACTAACGTCTTTTTTATTCCAAACAAACCTAATACATCAGTTATTCAATTCAGTACTGTTGCTGGTGCTGTGTCGTATAAAATCTATCGAAGCCTCAATGGGGCACCAGCAACGTTTCTGGCTCAAGTTACTGCAGGTAGTGGGGCTACTCAGACTTATGAAGATGACACTGCAACTACGTGCTCCGGGTCTAATCCTGCAGTCACTGTACCAATGTTTGCTCAAGCTAATGGTTATGCTTATTACCTTTCAACTGTTAATTCTTCTAACGTTGAAGGGCCGAGGTCAACTCAGTTCTCTTGGTGGTTTTATCAAACACAATCGGGAACGCTACCACTTGGTGGACTGTTTCAGTCCTACAACAACGGTGCGACTACAGTTTACGGCGGCTCGATTGGTGCAAGTGGCCCTTGCATCATAAACACCTATAGTGCAGAGTATGATGAATTTATTGACGCTTTTGGGAATAACTGTTGCAACTGGAATATGTGGTCAAGTGGGTTTAACTATCTCACCGTTGACCTGTGGGATACAGTAGCAGGAACTGTCTATCATCTAGTACCTCATGTAAGGACTTCAGGTGGTGATGACCTTGATGATCTGTTTGAGTCAAACGGTACAAATGGTTATGCTTATACGGTTACCAATCCTGTTGCTAATGCTTGGACAACAATCAAGATTCCCTTGGCAATGGTAGGTTCAACTCTGGGACTGAGAACTGACTATCGAGTTTCAGCGCCAGGAAACAATCCAAACGATGGGAAGTTTGGAACTCCTGCAATAACCCAGTGGTCAATGTACAAGATGGATTTTCAGCTTCAGTCGTCTAGAGGCTCAAATTACGTTTCCGGGATTCGCAACTACGGTTTGACTGTGATTTAAGGAACTAAAATGGCTTTCACCTTTACTCCGCAGAATTTCGTTGATCAGGTCGGACCGGTAGCTGCAGCGGCTTGGCTGAACGGGGTTGATTTGACTGTTAATAACGCTCTGCAAGGCTTGACTACTACAGCTGAAATTGCAGCGTTATTGGGAGTTACATCAATCTCGTTGCCGCTGGCGATCAATCAAGGCGGTACAGGGGCTACGACGGCGGCTGGTGCGCTAACTGCCCTGGGGTTCAACCAGGGTCTGGTTGGTACTACCCTTTGGCCCCAGACGGCGCAGGAAGTTATTGCAAGTGTTGTGCCGGCGAACTATGCCTATCCGCCAGGAGATATACGGCGCTACGGCGCAATTGGCGATGGTGCAACGGATAATGCAGGGTTTCTAACTACAGCAAACTCAGTTGGGATTCCATTGGTGATTCCGTTGGGGACTTACAACTTGAATTCAGGGGTTACGCTTACCGCGCAATTGAACTTCATCGGTGGTATTTTCAAGCCAGTGAGTTCGACTCTGACGTTGAACTGTTCAATCAATGCGGCGGCAGTGCAGATATTTGATGTATCTTCTAGCGGAGTGGTTGCTGGAAAATTCCAGGCTGCGTGCTATCCTGTTGAGTGGTGGGGCGCTTTTGGTAATGGAAAGCGCGGAAATTCAGGGGTGTTAGCTTCGAGCACCGCATTTACGGATGCTAATGCGAGCTTTACTGCCGCCGACGTAGGCAAAGCTATCTTTATTCAACAGCTCCCAGGAACCTCAAACCCTACATTTATTGGAACGATTGCAGCTTATGTATCCGCTACGGCGGTTACACTGAATACTGCTGCGACGTGGAGTGGAACGGGGTTGAGTTATTACTATGGCAAGGACGATACAGCGGCGATTACAGCGGCGAATAATTCAGTTGGTCAACTCACGTCGTACTTTGGACCGGCGACTCCTTATAACCTTTATAACCAAATCAACGCATTGGCTTTCACCGGGTCGAATATCTATCTGACTACCGCGGCAAATACAATCGCAGGCGGCTCGACAGCCGGCGGCTGGATGGGGGTGAACGGCTGGCCAACTATTGCTTTTGGTGTTGCCGGTGGGACTACAGATTGCTTGACAATGGGAGCAGGGGCGAATACTAACGGCGCTTTTATTGAGAACTTGACTTTAGATGGAAACTACAGTGGGCAAGAACTGTTACGCGTAGCAGGTTATCAATCTCCGCGTATCAAGAATTTGAAGCTATTGAATGCAAAGCGGAATTCTCTGGCTTTCACTCCGGCGGCCGGAAGTTGGGTTCAACAGGGAGATTTTCAAAACGTCTATATTCTGTCCTCTGGACTGCATAATGTCTACATTAACCCTGCATCGACGGCTTATGTTAACGAGTGTGACTTTATCAATCTCAACATGCAGGGATGTTCAGCGTTGCAGAACGGTGGTGCAGCGTTCTACCGCGATACTGGAGCAGGAGCGACAGATAGCTGGACGATTATGAATTACAAAGCAACAGCTATTCTCGAGGGAAGCTTTGTACCTTCTGGCTCTCCCTTTGTTTTTGCCACGAGCTGTTTTTCAGAGGTAGGAATTTCCTTCAAGAATGGATATAGCGAAGGCGGATCGTCAGGGAGCCCTATTGGGGCTACAAACGCACCGTTCTTTGTTGCTTCGACCTGTGCGGTTAAGATCAAGATTGAAGGTTATTACTCAAACTACTGGGGTATGCTGATCACCCATGCAGATCATGATGCAGCAAGTTCATTTACCGGGATTCCACATGGGAACTCCCAAGGGTTGATGACCGCACCGCTGAATAATGGATATGCGGGGGACTTCTTTATTTTCGTGACCGACGGTGGAGGGGTGAACTTTGACTACGCGAGGTTCTCGGTGATAGGTTCGGGGCTGGGCACAAGTGGGGCGGTAGTCACGCAGATAGGAACAACGGTTTCTTCTGCGACGCCGCTGAGTTGGACTGTGACAGCTTCGAACTCGAGTAATCATCTGATCATCACCTTCAACAACACCGGCGTAAGTGGGAATTTGAATGTTTCCTATTCAGCATTAGGCAGAGACTTCGGTGCGATACCGGCGTATAATTACTAGGAGGCGAAATGATTACTGCGTCACTTGGAGAACTCCAACGAACCCATACACTGCTGGTGGCAAAGCTGATTCTCTTTTGCTATGGGGAAGGATACGAGCTTACCTGGGGCGAAGCGTATAGAACCCCACAGCAAGCTCAGTGGGATGCCCAGCACGGAACAGGGATTGTAAACTCGGTTCACTGTGATCGGCTGGCCGTCGATCTTCAATTGTTCAAGGACGGAGTTTACTTGACCGACCCGGCGGCCTACAAGTTCCTGGGGGAGTTTTGGAAGCAACTAGATCCCTTGTGTCGTTGGGGCGGAGATTTTACTACTGTTGACGCAGATCACTTTTCCATGACCTACGGAGGTAGATCATGACTTATGAAGTCAATATCGAAACTGGTGGGTGGATTGCTTCGGCTGTGTTGGCACTTTGGGGTCTTTTACTGCGAACTATGCTTGGGCGTCACTATAAAGCACAAGACGAAACGAATCAAAGATTGAGCTTTATTGAGAGAGAACTTGCGCTGTTGAGAGGCAGATTCGAAGAACGAGATAGGGTTTGGGGTAAAACGACCTGGATGGATGATAACAGGAGAGACTGAAATGCCAATGCCTCAGATGCCGAAAGAATTTAGCTTCAAGTATGTGATGTGGGTTCTTTGGTGCAATGCAGTAACAGTGCTAGTGACGATTCAAGGTGTTCTAGCCGCGATCACACTGGACCCAACATTAATGAGCCACGTAATCTTTCATTGGGTTAGCATAGGGAATGCGCTTTTAGTGATTGTCCTGGCGCAGATCGAGCGCAGAGGGCCAAAGGTGGAGGATCAAGACTCCGCCCCTTTAGTTCAACAACCGGAGATGAAGAAATGAGTACAAGTGTAGGTCAAGCTTTTGTAGCAATGATCGAGAGCGATCTGGCGACAGTGGGCGGTGCGCCGCTGGTGGCCTTTATACAGGCTGAAATTGCGGCGAAGGGGAACTTTGCGCTGCAGGCGGCGAATCTATTGCAGTTCCAAGCCGGAGCGCCGGCTATGGGAATCGCGTTGGGAGTTGAGCTGGAGCAACAGGTGTTGCAGTTGGCTTTGGGCAAGGTTCAAGCAGCAATCGCTGCCAAGACTTCGCCGTCGTCGACTTCCACAATTTACCCTACCACATCATGAAGCAGCTAACCTGGCAACTGGTTCGAGGGCTCGGACGAAGCTCGAGGTTGATCGGGTTTTGGGGGCTGGGGTTTTACAGCCACATCGACGTGCTCACGCCGACAGGGATGTTGCGTGGAGCACGCTCGGACTGGATTAAAGGCATACCGCCGGGGTATATGGATAGACCTTATGATTACGAACGGTGGGAGGCGCAGACACAGTTTACCCTTGAGGTTTCAGAGGACCAGTACGACAAATACTGGAGGTATTCAGACAAGCAACTCTACAAGCCTTATGACTTTAGAGGGTTGATTAAGACCTTTGTCTTTGGTCGTAACTGGCGGGATGACGATTCGTGGTGGTGCTCAGAGGAGGTCGCGATGAACGGCGAAGTAGCGGGAATTTGGACACTCCCGGAGCATGTGAAAAACGTTGAACCAGGGCATTGTGCTTTTCTGCTCGCCGGGAAATCAGCAGTGATTAAGGAGATTCTATGCCGCTAGTCAATGGGTGGGCGTTGTATTCAACGCTGGAGAATACGTTCAGCCAAAACTTCGTTACGTGGAATGCAGATTTGGAGCAACTTTTGGCCTCGGCGGCTGGCTCACCAGGGGTTTATTACGTAGTCCCAGTGAGCCAGCTGGTGATGGAAGTGGTTATTACACTTCCGGGGCCGCCGACCGCAGTGACTGCGAGTTAGAGGCGCCCGCAATGGGGGAATTATAGGCGCCTACGGCCTCGTCAGTGTCGCCGTTTTTTCATCCATCTTGATTAGTCCTGCTTTTATCGCGCCAGCAACAATAGACTCGAAGTCACGAAGGAACGGAAACGCTGCGTGAATGAAGGCATAGGCCTTTGAGTAAGGAACTGGAGAGTTCTTGACCACGAAGTCAACCAAGCGTTCGGCCTGAATTGAATTCTCAGTTCGACCAATCTTGGAAAAGACTTTGGGCATATCAACTTCGAGATCTGAAATCATTTTGACTGCGAGGATCAAGTCGTCCCGCTCAATCACTAACTCGTCTCGGCATGAGGCGGCCAGGATCATGGCAAGCTTGTGTACATGGGTTTGCTTGCGGGCTAGGTAGCTCCGATACCAGTCTGGGTGGTGGGATTTTTTGAAGTTCTCTGAATGCTTCTCGTACCAGGTTTCGCCCCACTCTCTGGCTTCTTTTGATAGAACGTAAGGGCCGACAAGGTTCGTAGCTATATACTCGAGATCTGCGCGTAGCTTCTCTTGGGTCTCCTTCAGCCCTGGTGGGATGTGATAAATGGGGTAGGCGACAAGCTTGGCCTTTTCCTCTGTATAGACAAATAGACACCTGGAAGTGAACCCTCCACCGATGACGTATTCAGGGAAATTACCTGCGATCCATGAGGGCGTAGTGCAGGCAATAAGATTGATCCAGGGGTTTTCTACTTTATCGTTGCCAGAGTTTTTTGTTACCTTGGAAAAACCTCCTTGTTTAGAGTCCCAGAGAGTTACTAGCAAATCAATCATTTCACGATCAGTTGGATTAATAAGGTTGCCAAACTCACTGGACTCCAGGGTCAAAGCACACTGGGTGTGGAAATCACCTTCAACATCGAAAGATTCTGTTGAGGTTGCGAAGGCGGTTACTAGAGCAGGCCAGGTAACGATATCAGGGCCGAAGGTTACGCCAGGAACCTTGTGAAGGATATCCATTGCGATGGCTACGGTGGTGGACTTGGAGACAATACCGGGAGGGGCTACGAAAATTATATAATGGTTGCAGCACCAACGATAGTAGCCCATCGAGAGCCAGACACGTCGACGGAGAGCGCCAGCCACGGCGGCTACACCAGACCAAAAGTGCATACGCTTGGGGGCTTCGCTGAAGCCAGCATATTCAACGTAGGCAGCAAGCCAGTCAGGGTAGTTGCGAGCCATTAGCCTTTCTCCCCACTACAAATACGAGGTTTAATTACACAAGGATCTAGGTTCATGCACAGGCTCCCCAGCTTACTTCCGACGTTTTGACGCTGAACGGGATAACAAGGGGGTCTTCGTAGGGAACTGTGATATGGCCGCAGTCCTGAATTCTGCCCCGCATTTCGGGCATTGAACTAGGATACTGACCTGCGAGACTATCGTGCACTTGAAGCAACACTTGCACATCGGGCAGCGTTTCGAAGATATCCATCCAGATTTTGTTGATAACGACGCTGACGGTGGATTGGGGGATCCAAGCGATGGCTTCGGGGATGATTGAATCCACTCGGTCAAAGATGTACCAGCGATAGCCAAATCTGTTTTCAATGAAACGGGATTTGTTAACTTGATTCTTAACTCTATCATGCCAGCGTTTGATACCAGGATGCGCACCGAACCATAAGGCTTGAGCGCGTTCAACTTCTCTAACAGTCCATCCGGTATGAGCAGCCATAGTGCGTGGCTGGCCGCCGTAGTTGGTTCCATGACAAAATACCTTGGCAAATTCTCTGAGCATCTTCATAGGCGCCCGCCATGAAGGATACTTAGGATGGGTCTCGACCAGCTCAGAAAGGTCAGGAACCGTTTTGTTTTGAAGGACATAAGCGTTCATTAGATGAACGTCAACGCCTTGGTGTAGTGCAGCTTTAAGCATCGGGTCGTCGGCTTCCCAGACTACAACTTGTAGATCAGCTCGATCTAGATCTCCATCGAAGAAGGTGTGTCCTGGATCAGGTATGAACATTGATCTGAGATTGGGAAACGTATAAGGATCTCCGAGGCCGGCGGTGGGCCCTCGAGCAGCCGCTTTTCCCATAGACTTAGATTTTTCAGAAGGAACAGTCTGTAAGTTCGCTCCGCCGCCGAAAGCATTAGTGGAAGACGACAGTCGATAGGTTTTAGGCGCAGACTTACCTGATGCAGATCCTCCGATATTATAAGCACAACGCATTCGATTGTCTTCGTCAAGCGTGGCTTCGAGGAACGACGACAGGAAGATGCTAAGCGTTCGACAATCAGCGATTGCGTTGACGAGAGGTTGTAAAAGTGGTTCTCGTTTAGCGATGGTTTGGAGAGCTTCGTCATTTAAAGTGGGCCTCGCGGGTTTGCTTTTGGTCGCCCGAGTCATGATGGGGGGTTGTTTCAGATCATCGTAAAACAAAGTGTGCATTTGCTTTGGGCTGGCAGGGTTGAAATCGTGTCCAAGGAGATCGCGGATAAAAGTCCTGCGTCTCTCAATTTCTCCAGTGACTTCCACCGTAAGTTTTTCTCTCTGAATAAGGTCGATTCTAACTCCTCGCTGCATCGTCTGCAAAACGGGCCAAAATAGTTTCTGTTGGAAATCATGGACTTTCTCCAAGCCAAGTTTAGTTACCAAGTCGAATTCTACTCGACCGCCTTCGTCAGTGTAGACGCAATCCTCGCAGTTGTAGTACCAGAGTTGTTCTTCACCTAGACGTTTGTCCCAATTTTTCCCTTCGTCCTTCCAATAAACGTAATAATTGCAGTACATCGACGCCTGAAAGGCTAAAGACTTTGGCAAGTCGGAGAAGATCGAGTGCTGGGAGATCATACAATCTTGTACTACGTTCGGTACAAAGTGCCAGTGACGCCATGTGTATTGAGAGTCGTATAGAATGTTTTGACCTACAACTTGAGCGTTAGGATGGCAGAGGACTTTCTGTAGCAGCCATACTATTTCTCCTTCGTGTTCAGCGTTCCAGTATCCGTCTCTGGACTCGACGCACATGAAGGGGATGCAGATGGCGTCGGTGAGGGACCAACTGAGCCCGGCGCAGGCGATGTGGCCTGAGCGGGTTTCGAGGTCGAAGGACAGGCGCTGGGAGGCAATGGCCAAGGATCCCAGTAGGGACGTGAGAACTCCTTTGGCCTGATCAAATGTTGGACGAATGATGAATTTCCAATCGGGCTTCGGATACGGGATGCCAGAGCGGAATCGAGCAGCTC